AATAATCCTTTTCTTTTAATTTGCTTGGTATTTTATCATAAAAAAGACAATATAAGAAATAGGCTATGCGAAATAAAAAGTCTAAAATAAATGTAAATTTGGGATTAAAAATATGTAAGTGGTGGGTTCACCATCCACCATAAATTTATAACTATAGCCACCAATAAAGCTTTTATACGTATATATAAAAACCATTAGTCAGTAAAAAAATCAGTTTAACGAATAAACGCAATATAGATACAATTAGTCTTATACAATAATTAATAATTATAATCATTTTATTATAATATAGCCAAAATCAAATTATAATTTTTTTAGAAAAACACTTGATATTTTATGTAAAAAATTAGGCAATACATGAATATATCAAAGAAAATTATATCATATCTCAAATTTGTAAAAAGCATAGCCCCCGCGATATTTGAAAATGCAACGCCTAAATTTCATATAGACATATTATATTTTGTTTTATCTGATGGGCTTAGAAAGGCGTGTGCGATATTTCGCGGAGCTGGTAAATCCACGCTTTTAAATAAAATTTTAGTTTTATGCAGAGTATTTTTTGACCATGAACCATTCATTATGATAGTTTCTAGCGACAAGGAAAAAGCATCATCATTTTTGCGTGACATTAAAGAAATGGTAATAAAAGCTTCTGAAAAAGGCTACGCCCTATCACCAGGGCAAATTTGGACGCAAGATAGGTGCGAAATCGTTGTAAACAAAGGCTTAAAGGATAAAAAAGGCAACAGCATAGAAACTACTTGTTTTATCGTCGCAATGGGCGCAGGGCAAGACCCAAGAGGATATACTTATAAATTTCGCCGCCCTACGCTAATAATAGCCGATGATTTGGAGAGTAAAGTTGGACAATATGCTATCAATAACATAAGAAATAGGCAAAAGCTGCGTGAATGGTTTTTCGCTGACTTGATACCAGCCTTACACCCAACAACTGGGAAAATCATCATCATAGGAACAATTCTTTCAGAAGATAGCTTACTAAACAACATCATACTTCAAAAAGACAAAGACGACACAAATGAGTGGCAAACAAAGATTATTCCAATAATAGAAAATAATAAAAGCGTTTGGCAGTCAAGATTTTCACTAGAAAAAATCAAAAACATAAAAGCTAGTTTTGATAATATCGGCTTAAATAGTGAGTTTTATCAAGAGTATATGTGCCGTGCTATTTCTCCAGAAAAGCAGCTATTTAAAAGAGAGCATTTGAGATACTTCAAGCGTGTAGAATACGACAAATCAAAGCCGCCAATATCTTTTGAGGTTTATGATGCTATTGCTAGAACACAGATCATAGCACCAGAGGCTAAAACAATCATACTAAGCGACAACACAGAGCTAAATTTACAAGATTGTAGCGTGTTTAGCACAATGGATTTAGCGACATTTAACGGACATGATAAAACGGCTATAATCACTTTTGCAGTGCATGGATACAATGTTTATATTTTAGATATTCAGTGCGGACGCTGGACGCCATTTGAAAAAGGCGTAAAAGTCATAGAAACTTATCTTAAATTTAGACCACTGAGGTTTGGTATAGAAAAAGCTGGGGCGCAAAATGATTTCTTTTATACAATCGATGTTATGCAAAAACAAACTGGCGTAAAAATACCAGTAGAACCATTATCTCATCACTCAAAGAGCAAAAACGTACGTATAGCGCAGCTTCATCCTTATTTTGTAGCTGGAAGAATTATTTTGAATGAAAGCATAGAAAATACAAAAGAGCTAGAAGCCCAAATACTTGCTTTTGACCCTGAAGTAGATAGTAAATTTGATGATGTTATCGATGCGCTTGCATATATTTTGGAGTTTATAGTCGGCAGATTTTACTCAAAAGATGAAATACATGAGGACGAAATGGATGATGATGATACATATGCGGGCTGGGCGTAAGCACAAGTGCGAACGCGGGGGCTGAAGAAGTCGCAATATTTATCAAAAAAAGCATTTAATAATAAATATGATTTTAGTATAAGCTTGATTTATAAGTGGAGTATGATTGTGAAAAATTGATAAATTTAGAAATAGCGTTATATACGCGGCGAGAAATTTCAAAGGGGTACCAGCCCACCCCTCATAATTTTTTTCGGCGACGGATTTTCAGCCAAACAGTCGGCTAAAAAAATCTTTTCTGCTACAAAAAATCAAATCAAAACAGACAAACCTTAAGCCATTTTTGCTTCTAAGCTTAAAGTAAATGACAAACTTAAGCAAAACAGCGTTAGGCTTAAAAAATGAGTATTAATTTAGTTTATTTTAATAAGTTTTTATCTATTTTAAAGCTTAATAATATATTTTATCAAAATTATCACACCAACGCCACGCAGATACGCAAAGCACTATCAAGCCAAAGAAGTGGAGTGAGTTTTTCTCAATTTTCCAACCACTTACTCCTGCCGTCTCTCTTTCTACTAATATGCGTTTTTGCGTTCAGACGTGTTCGACTTTGCGCTTAACAATTTACTCAAATTTAGCAATAATCTCTTTGATATCATCAAAACTTTTGCTTTTGGAATAAAACTTTAAAAAGTTTTCTACCCAAGCGGGTATCGGCTTAGTTTCATCGCTCCAGTTACTTACACTACTATATGCTAAGCCTGTTAAATCGCAAAAATTCTGTCTAGTAAGCCCAATCTCTTTTAATTTGGTTTCAAACTCTTTTTTAAGCATTTCTATCCTTTTATATAACAGATACAAAATTATATCAAAAATCATCAAAAAAGTAAAATATTTTATATTTTTTTATCAAAAAAGTAATAAAATACTTGACAATCTCATCAAAAGAGTATATAATACACTCATAAATTTATTAAAAGAGTAAAAAAAGGCTAAACAATGACAACAATAAACAACATAGATGAATTTGTAGAATTCATAAACGAAGATGAAGACACAGCTTTCTCAATCAATGCTTGTGAGTTTAATGCGCTAAGAGAAGATGACAGAGTTACACTCCGTGACCTTCATGGTGGAGTGATAGAGATTTTACATCAAGATGATTGTTATCTGCCAACTTATGAAGAGCTTTTAAAAGAGAGTTTGCAAAGAGCCTAAAGCTCTTTAGCTAAATTTAGGAGTATGCAATGAATACTAAAAAACTTTTCGAGCATTATCTTGACACTATTTATGTTAAAGTTGATTATTTTACGTACAAAAACTATAAGAGCATAACAAAAACTGCACTGAGGCATCTCCCAAAAGAGACTGAAGAAATCTCAAAGAAGCATATTTATACTTTTTTGGAAGAAATCACGCAAAGATACAAGGCAGGATATGCTAGAAAAATCATCATCAATGCAAAAGTAGCGTTTGAGATAGCGTTTGAAGATCAGCTCATCTGTCAAAATCCTTTTGAAAAAATAGAACCAACCAAAGAAGAGATATCAACAATAAGCCCGTTTTGCGATGATGAGATAAAAATAGTTCTTAGCGGTGCTACTGGAGCCTTAAAAGACTATTTGGGCGTTGCATTTTTCACTGGAATGCGTGGTGGCGAAATCCTGGCTTTGACATGGGATGACATAGATTTTGAGAAAAAGACAATATCGGTCACAAAATCAGTCTCAAATGGGCTACTGAAAAACAACACAAAAACAGGAGTTGATAGAGTTGTTCCACTCTTTGCAAAAGCAGAGTATTTTTTTAGGCAGCTTGAAGCAAAAAGAGTGTCAAAGTGGGTTTTTAATAGGCAAAACAAAGACCATTATTTTGGCACAACGGTATTTGCAAGAAGCTGGAGCAAGCTACTACTAGATAGCAACATCAAGTATAGGTCACTTCGTCATACAAGACATACATTTGCTACAAATCTTGTAGAAAAAGCACTGAAAAAAGATAGCGATATCAAGCTAGTCTCAGTAGCCAAAATCTTGGGTCATAGTATGCAAACATTGCTAAGATACTATGTCAGACCGATAGGCAATGAGCATTTGATGATTGATAGAGAGATATTAGAGTAAAGTTTGGAGCCGTAAATTTAACTATAATAATTTATAGTTAAATTTGGCGCCAACTTTTTATCACTTATTTTTTAAACTCCCTCTTAATTTCTTTTTTAATGTCTGCTTTGAGATTTGGCAAAGAAAGCGTAGTGCCATTGCTTTTTCTTGGCACGAGATTGTTTATATCCCAGCCTCTTTTTCTAGCGATATTTTGATACAAGCTCATATCTTTGGTGGCTTTTGCTTTTGCATTATCGCTTTTTTCATCATCTTTTAGAGTTTTTTCAGCTTTATTTACGTTTTTATTCAACTCTTTTTTCTCATTCATAGCTCTTACGCCAACACCACGAAGCAGCACGCCACCTACGCCTACTTCCTCGCCATTTGCATCTTTGACACCGCCAAAAGGCGCAGAGATGAGCTGACGTCCATATCTTCCCACGCTATATGTTGGCAAAAACTGTTTAGAAATTAAATCAACAATCTTCAAACCGCTTGCTATGGCTCCATCATCTTCTTTTAGCACGCTCCCGCCAAAGCTATTTCGACCATTAAAAGCGTCAATTGCCCCACGAATAAAGCCACCACCACCCAAAATATCTTCATAAGTATTAAGTCTCATACCAGGAATGAGACGACCAGTATTGAGAGATATTCCACTATCGCCTAATGCAGTCCAGTTCTTTACGCCCATGAAGTTGGGGAATCTGCTACTTCCAGCCCACTTAGGAGCTAGAGCGTTTTGCTCCTCAAAGCTCTCCCCGCCAAGCCAAGCACTAGCCCCGCCGTAAACCGCAGCAGATTGCAGCATTGCGAATTTGACTGGATTTTTTATAGCAGATTTGATTAAAAGCGGTGTAGATTTCACGGCATAATGTAAAAATGGCACTACTCCAGCTTTGTCAGCAAGCCTTAGATATTTGTTAAAATGCGAACTATAATCGACGTAAGCCTTATTTGCGTCACGAAAAGCTGATTTTTCGTCCATTCCACGCTCTAAATTTCGATAAAATCTTGCCAACTTGAAATACGCATCTTCCCAGCCATAAGCAGTTCTGATACCTTTGCCAAGCTTGCTATCTTCGGTGCCGTAAACGTTTTTAGCCATTCTCAAAAGAAAAGCTTTAACTTGCCCATAACGCTCTTTTGATACTTCTTTAGCAGCGCTTTTGGCAAACTCATCAAACATACCTTTTATCTGCATCTCTTCCATGCCAGTATTTAGCCCAAGCTCACGAGCCAAATCAAGAAGTCTGTTAAATTTCGCACGATCGCGCACAATCAAATCAGTAAGCTTAGCAAGGTGCGGTAAATCGCCTTGCAAAAAGGCTAAAGAGATGTTTGAGCCGACGTTATAAACGTGCGTAAATGGATTTTTTACAGTCAAATTTACCTTAATATGATCGATAACTTTAAACCACTCATTAGCGGCTGCAGTAAATACGCCATACATTTCCTTGATAGCTCCTACATCTTCCATAGCCGTTTTTATCTCTTTAGGCACCCATTTGCCACTCAAAGCACCATATTTTTTCACGCCACCACCAACATCTTCATCAGGTATTAGCACGTAGCCATTTTTCTCCACATCTGAGCCAAATTTATCCGCTAGCTCCCTAAGAAGCAATGCTTTATTTATCTGGCTACCTTGCTCTTGCAAGGTAGATGAAATCGCCACTGCACTATCATCGATAAGCCCTAGCTTTTTTCTATCTTCAAGGCTTAATTTTTCATTTCTTTTATAGTATCTACCAAGAGATGAGCTGCCTTGTTTTTGCTCGTCTTGAAACTTGCTATAAAAATATTTGATGTAGTTTTCTTTCGCATTTTTCGCATCAAGCACACCCAAATTTACAAGGGTCGCTGCTCTATTGTCGATAAGCGTTCTAAACTTTGTATGATAGCCTTTCATAGCTTCACTGAGATTTGATGTATCACCACTATCAAGAGCGTAAAACAGAGCTTTGCGGTCGTCTTTGTTTAGTTGGCTTAGACCTTTATAAATTTTAGTAGCAAGACTAGAGTTTTTATACGATAGTTCACGGTAGTTTTGGAATATCTCGCCCACTGCCTTACCGCCAGCTTCAAAATCAAGCACGTTATTTAAGATTTTGCTAACTGTTCCCCCTGGCAAATCAACGCCTTTTTTGACTGCTTTTTTAGCTAGTTCTTCTAGCTTATCAAATCCTCTATCTACAAGCCTTTCATAGCTATCCCACGCCTTAGTATATGCACTATTGCTTTTTGGTTTAGCAAACTCATCAGCCTTGATACTTGCATCTGTGATTTTATCATTTGCTTCCACCGCTGGCTTTATGCTCTTTTGCTCTTTGAGATTTATACCATGGTAGTCATCTTTTGCCAAATTCTCACTAGCTTTTATCACATCATCAGGACTTACGCCTTTTTCATTTGGCACTATATAGCTATTTGTATCAAGGCTTTTTAGAAGTGGATTTTTGGCTTTTGCTTTTTCCCAGCCATTGCTTAGGGTTTTTGCAAGTTCATCTTTAAAGGCTTGTTTGAATTGTGGGTTATTATCTAGAAATTTATTAGCTCTTTTTATCCCAGCCACGCCACCAGCTCCAGCTAAAAAGCCCAGCGCAAATTTAGCTGGGTCAAAGCTTATATTTCCGTTCTCATCAGTCTCTACGCCATTAATCGTGCCACCGACTAATCCCCCGCCGATATGCTCATTAGCCAACATTATAGGAGAGTTGCCATTATTTGCGATTGTATTTTTCTTTGCATATTCTTTTAAAATTGCGTTGTCTAATTCCGAACTATCGATATTTTTGTTTGTGACTAAATTTGGCTCATTGATTTTTGGGGCTTGTTGTGGTATAATGTCAGTATTAGAGTTGGTTTCTAAAGGAATAGGGCTGTCCTTAGCGATAGTTCCAGCGTTTTTAGATGTAATATTCTCAGACTGAATCAACTTGAGATTTTCCAACTCTTTCTTATTTGAGCTATCTCTAAAAGCAGTAATAATAAAATCATTATTATCTTTCTTGTCTAATACAATTGTTGTTAAATCAGTTTTAATACCATATCTACCTTTGTCTAACTCTACTAAAACACCATTTTTGATATTTTCATCAAGATGAGAAATAAATCTTTTAGCTTTTTCTTCGCCCCACTGTTTTGTCCTTTGCTCTAGTATGTGACTAAGCCCATAATGACCATCATCCCAAACCAAATCAATATCGCCAAGTTCTTTACGCTCAAATGCTCCTGCCACTTGCCCTTGCTTCTCAGCCAATACCTTTTTGATAGCATTTGCCCCGTCGTGATAAAACTCTGCGTAATTCGTGCCAAACTCAGGTGTGGGAGTTATGCCAAGCTCTTTAGCGATATTTGCCCTATGTTTTGCTAATATTTTACTTGCTTCTTCATCGCTTAAATTTGGTGCATCTTTTACCTTTATTTGGGCATCAGTTACCAAGCCACTATCAAATTTGGATTTAAATATCCTTGCTGTTTCTATTCTAGCAACCTTTTCATCCATTGTTTTAATGGATTCTTGTTGTTCTTTTGGTAGAAACATTTCGCCGTTATTGTTGGTTTGCTTTGGCTTTTGTTTTGGCTCATTGCTTTTAGTGGCTTTTAGTGGTAAATCTGCCATAGGGTCTGCTCCAGCTTTCAACTCTCCATGAAGATATCCATAATCGATGTTATCCAAAGTATCAGATAGTGGCTTTAATCTTTGTTTATAAATCCTATCCATTGTGCTTAGGCGTTCTGCTTGGTTTGTAATGCTTTTAGCATCTTCATAATCGCTATTGGCTTTTTCAAATAACTTTTCATATTTTGCTTTTTGTTTAGCTAACTCATCAAGCTTTGCTTCGCTTAGCTTTATTTTTGCCTTTGGGGCGATATCGTTTTGTCTCCCAGTTATTTCATTGGCTTCTTTCTCAGCCTTTACTCTTGCTTTTTTATCTTCAATCAGTGCTTTTTTCTCTTCCAAATTTAGCTCTTCTTTGTTTGCTATTTTAGATTTAGCACTTTGTAGAATTTGCTTTTTGCTGGGGTTTTGTGGTATAATGTCGGTATTGGTCGTGTTGGCAGAAGATTGCGAAGCCTGTAAAAGCTCGTGCGTGTTTGACTTGGAGTTTGGCGACTGATATACTATCTTAGCACCTTTACCCAGCTTATTATCTATCACGCTTTCCCATTTAAAGCCATTTGATATGCTCACTAAATACCCGCCTTTATCTATACTTACATTTACAAAGTAATCATCATTTTTATAATGTCTGCCTAAAATATAGCTATCTTTAGTATCTTTTATAATAAACTCAGGCTCATCAATGACCGCTTTAATCTCTTTGATAAATTGCTCTCTATTTTGGCTTACTAATTTATATAATGAGCCTATTTTTAATCTAATCTCTTTACCACCTAATGCGTTTTTAATCTCTTCTTTGTGGTTTGTTGTGTATGTACCATCAAGGCTTTTTAAATTGAAAGTTTGTTTCCATTCATCGGCTATCTCTTGTGGGATTTCTCTTGCATTTCCTTTGTTGTCTGTAAAAAATCTAAGATTATCTTCACTAGCTGAATTTGTGCTTGTCTTTGGTGTGTTTTGCTCGTTTTTGGCTAAATTTGGCAAGTTATCTATGGATTTTTCGTTTATGTTTGGAATACTTTCTGTCGCGGTTGGTGTATTTTTTGCTTTTGCTTTTGCTTCGATTTGCATTGTGATATAGTTTTTCTTCGCAGTATCTACTTTTGAATGCAAAAACTCAGCAGCGATTTGTGGGTTTTTTTGTTCGTAAGCAGTTTTAAAGACGTTCGCTGCCTCATCGCTAAATCCAGCTTCTTTAAATTTAGCATGCACCACATCAGGACTATATCTACCAAATCTGATAGCTTGGTCCAGCCCTATAAGACTTCTATAACCACCAAAAAGCGGATCTACATCTCCACCAAAAGCTGATCTATTTATAAATGTTTCTATGCTGTTATTGTTAGCAGTTTTTGCTAGCTCTAGTCTTAGCTGCTCTTTGGTTAAATTTGGATTTGCTTGAGATAATTGTGCTAGTTTGTCGCTAACATTTTTAAACTCGATTTGCGATGCGTTGTAGGCGTTGTCTAATTCGTAGTTAAATTTAACGCTAATCGCTTCAGTATCGATCGCGTCTTTTGCTTTTTCTAGCTCTTGATAAAAAGCCTTAGCTTCAAGAAAATCAGCGTCGCTGACTACAAGGCTTTTGCTTTCATTGTTTTTGATTTCAGTTGCGACAAGCTCTTGGCTTTTTTTGTCAAGATTACTAAATTTGCTTTTATAATATTGCGATTGAATGCTATCGACATCAGAAGTTTTTACATTATCGCTTTTTAGGAGTTGGTCAAGTGCATCGTCTAACTCTGAATTGCCACCATTTGAGCCACCATTTGGGGTGTCAGGGCTGGTAGGCTTGTTTTTATTCAGAAGATATTTTGCTCCTTTTATAGCTCCCTCAATAGCCAGCCCTCCAACAGCTCCAGCACCAGCACCGATAGCCATATCAGCGATGACTTTCTCATCTTCATTTCTAGCACCAAGTGACCTAGCCCCCTCTGTGCTAGCCCCCATTAAGGCATATTGACCTACTCTTCTTGCGACACCGCCGACTGGATTAATCCAGTTAAGCGGATTTAGCATATATCCACTGATTTCTCCAGCAGTACCAGCCACATTCCATTTATTAGGATTTTTCTTAGCCCACTCCTCATTCATTTTGCCGATATTCTTACTAGCTTCAACTAGTTTATCGCTAAACTCATTCTTGCCATCGCCGATAGTCCGCTCGTACATTTCGATAGGTGCATTCATCAGCTCAAGACCAGTTTTTAAAAAATCACGATTAAACCGACCAAAAGCCGAGCTAGTCTTATCATCTGCTTTTGATGTATCAGCAGTGGCGATATTTACCAAGCCTTTACTAAACCAGTTATCATTTTTAGCATCTTCTCTTTTTTTAGCTTTGACTTGGTCATCTATCATCTTGCCAGCTTTTGTATAAGCATTATAATATTTAGCTGCCTCTTCTTCTCTTTGTCTAGTTATCATGCTCTTTGCTAGAGTTTGTATATCAATGGGGCTAAACCCTTGCGCTTCAAGCGATGATATTTTTTCGTTCCCTAATATCTCTCTTGCAGTTGCCATTTAAAGTTCCTTGCCGTAAATATCTTGAGACATTGCTCCTAAAAATCCTTTTTTGACATATATTTTGTCGCCTTTCATACCAAACATTCCAGGATAGTCATTTTGATATTGTGAATAAAAGTCACTGTTTACTTCAATGTAATTTGGGTCTTGCGATACGTCTTTAGGGGCTTTTTCTTTAGCTGATTGATTTTTTAGATAATCATAATACCCGCCAGTTTGAGCTAGTTGTTTTTCTTTTAATTCTTTATCTTGTTGAAGTTTTTTAACATCAAGATTATAGTTTTTATCTTTATTCTCTTTGTTTACGCCAAGCTCGTCATATTTGAATTTAAGGTTAGCGACATTATTGTCTTTCATCTCTTTTCTAGTCTCTTCTTTGTTGATTTTGTCATTTTGCATAGTGTCATATTTGATAGATATATCAGCGTCTTTGTAGGCTTTGTCATTTTCCATTTCTTGCCTTTTTCTGCCGATTTCACCGATTTTCATAAAGCCATCACCAACACTAGCTAGAGCTGAGCCGATGCCTGTACTAGTATTTATGCCAGGATGTTGGAGATATTTGATGTTGAAGTTCCCAGCCATTTTAAGCCTCCTTTGCATAAGTGCTATTTGCAAAAGCGGTTTTTAAGTTATCGTCTGCTGTTTTTCTGCGTTTGCGTTCTTCTTGCAAGAGGTCAAGATTGAGCTTGTAGTTTTTATCAAGTGCTTTGCCTTGTTGGTACGCTGAGTACGCCCCGCCGATACCACCAGCCAAAGCACCACCAGCTGAGAGTAAATCAGAATTATCTTTCAGCCAACTTCCAGTATTTTTCAAAAAATCTAACATATTAAACTCCTTAAATTTTAAAATAATATATTAGATTTTTTTCGTATTTTTTTATAATTAAATTGCGATTATTTTTTCTTTTGCACCCCATCTTATCTCCTTTCATTTGATTTTATCTCTTACGCTTTTTAGGTACATTAGCGTTCCAGGCTCCAAGCCTAAATCGTAATCTTCAGTGACGCTGTAGTGTCTGCGCTTGATAAGCTCAGTATTCATCGGTACCCACTGGATTTTTGCTTCATCGTCGTTGTTCGGCATTTCGTCATCTTCAAATCTGTTAGGCTGTTTAAAAATATCTCTTGTATCGTTATAGACTTTATATAAATCCTTTGCCATGCTTAAAGCACTCATCACGTCAAAGCTAGATGATATTGCTCCACCAGTAAAAACTGATGGCATCATAAACGAATTTGTAAGCGGACTATAAATCATCGCTCCAGCATTGCCGATGCCTGTTGTTACAATACTTCCAGTGGCTAAATTTACAGAGCTGACGCCAATTGTGGCAGTTGTAGGAAGTGTTACTCCAGTGCTTAGATTTGTAGCTAATCCACTGTAAAATGAGCTTGTGAGATAGGTCCCGTTCATTGTAGTAGTCAGGCTCATCCCACCAGGCAATGCCGTACTAGTAGCCATAGATGAGCCAAGAGCTGAAGCATTTGCAGATCCAGTTGTAGCATACAAGCTTGATGTTTGACTAAGACCATTTGAGCTAGCTACTGATGAGCTTGATAGTGTACTAGCAGAGCTTGCAGCAGTAGCTCCTACTCTAGCCCACATCTGAGTAGCTGCGCTAAATACACTTAGAATAGCTCCACTAATGCCTAGAACTTTTCCAAATTTAGCTAACCCAGAATTGCCACTAAGTGAGCCTATTAGCGTAAAAGCAAGTCCCATTACTCCAGCCACTGCTCCGATTGTTGCAGCAGTCACGGCGACAGTTGTAGCTGTAGCAGTTGCACCAGCCGCGCCCATTGCAGCAGCAGCTGCCCCACTAGCTGCCCCAGCAGTAAAAACAGAAACCACAACCGCAACAATTGCGATTATTGGCATTATCCAGCCTGGCACGTCATTATCTTCATTCACATAGAGGCGATAATGGCTATTCCACTCTTTATACCAGTTAAAAGAACCACGAGTAGGCATATTATTATCACTATAAAATGTGTCGTAAAGGATTAAATATGTTTCTGTGGTTAAAAAATAAAAAGAGCTTAGCACCATAAGCATACCATTACCCATAATATAATATCCACCACTCTTAGAAAAAGGGTAAATTCTTTTTCCTAAATGATTGACATACAAATCAACTCCGCCAGATGTCTCACATTCAAAGTCGCTAGGATATGATACTATGATAGGTCGCCATCCACCCTCTCCATCTTCGACTTGCGTATTATAGCTAGCAGTGGCGTTTACTTTGGTTATAGTCATATTGTTGGCGATGTAGTTTTGAGCGAACTTTGCTGTACTATCAGTCCCATAACTAGGAGAGCCATCTTCCCCACCGTCATAAATCATCTTGTAGCCATTCACGCTAAAACTTGAAGTCTCTCCAGTAGCGAAAAATTTATTCTCGCCATTGATTATTCTTTGTTCGTAAACTTTTGTATAGTAGGTATAGTTTGAATTTGTACCCCTAAGAAAAATATCAGTTGTAGCCCTTACAACTCTATAAATCAGTGAATATTTCCTACCATCTAAATAACTTTTTGGGTGAGATAAAAAAACAAAATTACCATATCCATCTACCATTTCCCAAGCGTAAAAAGATGTTAGAGTGTAGCTAGTTTCACTGTGTGCGTCATAACCCTCATAATGAGTATACCCACCACTCAAATCGCTCTCTTTTATCGTTCCACCACTTCTTATCTCGCAATCATCGTGATAAATGCCGTCCTTTAAATCCCCCTGATATGTTTTATACGGACTTTGACCCACAAAGTATTGGTTTAAACCTAAATCATAATTGCTATCACGGTTATAAGGAGCTGGACTTGGAGTTTTTATGTCATAATCTTTAAAAAAATAGACATATTTTTTAAGTAGTGGATGATATAAAGTTACTTTATCCCTTGCTCTTCCTTTTCTAATGAGTTGCAAATGCAAGAGTTCAAGCATTTTATTGCAGCTTTTTGTACGGCTTAAGAGCAGATTTTTATATTGCTCTACGTAAGGCACTCCAGCAGGTCTCCAGCCAGTTATCCAAGTATTTTTATTCATTGTTTGGAGTTATTTTATCAATCGCATTAAGCATTTTTGTCATCATATCAGCTGGTACTGTTACGCCACCACTAGCATGAGCGAAGACGGCGTTAGTCAAGTTATCAGCTTCTTTTATTCTTAGTTGGTCGTCATAGCTAGCAATCTCACGTAAGACCGCGTTTTTCTTCTCTTTTTCGGTTTCTGTCTGGGCTTCTACTAGCTTTGTTCTAGCCTTATTAAACTCTATTTCTGCATTACTTAAATTTAGCTGGCTGGCGACTTGTTGCATTTGCAATGCAGCATCGACCGCTTTTGCTGTGAGAGTTATCGACATTTGAGATAATAAATTTGCTTGCAAGGTTAATTTATCTTTTGGGCTTAAGTTTGACTTGTTAAACTCTTCAGTCATAAAATTTATAGTTTTTGCATAAATAGAGTTTTCATCGACCATTGAGCTTTCAATTGTTTTATAGTCACTCACTAGCTTTGCACTATCAAGATTTAATATTTGATCTGTTGTGATTTCTGCCATATTACGCCCTTAATTCGTTTATCAAATTTTCTACTCTTTTTGGTGTTTGCTTGTACCAAAGTGAGCTTTTTAAATTTACTTTAGCTTGTTCGTAGTCGCCGTTTTTGATGTATTCTAAAGTATTTACAAAGCCCATCATTTTTGAAATTCCCAGCTGATAAGCCATTTCTGCTAATGCTTCTTGAATATTTAGTGGTTTTTGTTTTAGCCAAGGTAAAATGCCAAATAGATCACTTTTGAGCTTTTTAAGTTTTAGCTCAAGGATTTTATCAGCTACGTCTTTACTCATAGGCTCTATAAATCCACCGTTTAGCTCTAGCTCATCATTATTCAAAGCACTAACTAAAAAGCCATAGCCGATAGTGTCTTTACCTAAACTATCTTTATACACTCTATCTCTAAATCCCTCATTTAATTTTATGCTATCTTTTAAGCTCATCACGATATCCTTTTATATTTTCCTTAAACTTCACTCTCTCTTTATGTTCGCCTTGTTTGCCAAGATTAAAACTCTCTGTTGGTCTGTGATAGCCCATAACACGAGTATATACTATACATTTTGTACGCTCTTTCATCTAAAACTACTCCCTTGAATTTTATCTCGTATGATATTCGCACTCTCTTTGCAATGCAAATGCATATCGCTTGTTTTAGCCTTGATATCTTTGATATCATCTCTCAAATCGCCGATAAATTTACTTTGGAAATCTAGTTGTTGCCTTAAAATAGCGTTTAGCTCTTTTGTCTGGTCTTTTAAATCTTGCAAAGCTTGCGTCATTTGCTTATTTATAGTTTGGTGCTGGTAAATAAAATAAATTAAAACTAGCACTAAAAATCCTATAATCCCCATTTTTTCAGCATTTGACGCAAATGCACTTAAAACGCTTAAATCACTCATTTATCTTTTTTACTCCTTTTAGTTTTAGTTCCAACTCTCTTACATACTGGTATAAATCCCAAGCCATTAAAGACGCTTCTTGCTCAGTTTTAGCCGTGCGGTTGAAGTCCATATTTGGAAGCTCAACTATAACTGGCGTAAAATCAATTTTAGGGGGTTGCACTGGCATTGTGATGACTTCTTTGCTCGTGCAACCTTGCATAAATAGCGTTAATAGCGTCAATGCAAGTAGAGTTGTTATCGTGGATAATTTTCTCTTTAATGGTTGTAACATATCTAACTTCCTTTTGTTTTTTATTGTTAATATCTGATAAAACTTCTAAGCCTTTGATATAATCTGTTTGTATCTGCTCAATTGTAGCCTTATAGCTCTCATTTGCATTTATAGCTATGTTTAGGCTAGTGCTTAGCTTCTCATTATCTTTTTCAAGGTTATTAATCGTATTATTAACATACACGCCAATAAAAGCTATCAAAAGCCCTAAAATAATATAGATGTAATTCATCTTAGCCCCCAATATCTAATTTTATGATAAGCCCTACAAGCTAGATAAAAAACTCTGCATTTCCATTTGGATACTTCAAGAGCTATCATCATTTTATAGAGTATCTTATCAGCTTGTCTAAAATCTTCTTTTTTTCTAGCTCTATCACACAAAAAGTCATGAACTACTACAGCTGAGAGATACTCGGGGCTATTTGGTGGGAAGATAGACCAAAATATTCTAGGGATATCAGCTCCGTTTGTTTGATAGCCCTTTGGTATATTTAAGACTTGATAACTATAGTTTTCTACTAATTCAAATCTATCCTTATCTACTGGTTTTAAAACCGGTCTTCTTATACCGCTCATAGCTTACTTGCCTTTTCAAACATATCATCAACTTGCTCATCACTTAGGTTTAGCCCAGCTTGAAGAGTAGCTATGAGTGGATTTGTTCGCTCAACATCATTTGCATATTCCCACTCTATCTTAGCAGTTGCCTTAAGCTTTTCATCTTCAATAGAGTTTATGTAACTCTCTACCCCAGAGAGCAGACCCATTTGATTGAGTATTAGCTTTGTTTGTCTTAGAGTTATCTTTGCAATCTTTTCATTTGTAGTCTCTTTATCAATTGCTTTTAAAGTACCTTCTTCATAAACTAATCTTTGCGTTTTATAGTCTATTTCAGGCACAATGCCATTATATTCAAAGAAGCCATCTTTTATCATAGCTTCATTTATTACAGTTCCACCAAGCTCTACTATATCTCCGTTTATTTTGATGTATATACTCATATTATTTCTCCTTTATCTAATACCATTCTCGTACCCCCCCCCAAGAAGTGTAGGGGTTAGTATATCTCCAGTGTTTCCACTATCTATAACTCCTTTATAACCATTATATCCCCATACCCAAAGCCTATCTTTGTCATCAAGAGCTATGTAAGATTTAATGTAGTTTCCGTGAGAGTACCCACCAACATCAACAAGCTTAACATCTGGTTCAAAATCCATTTTAGTCCAAGTATTAGCCTGAGATGTGTAGCCTGTTCCAAGACATCCATAGCCACCTACTCCAGCAACGTAATATCCATCATCTTTTTCTAAGATTATTCTATTTGATTGATAACTATAATTTGGCGTTGCCCCAGTTCTAATTAGCCTTTTAACACCATTTATATTAAGGTTTTTAAGTCCTGCTTGTACAGAAGTATTATTCAGACCAAGGCAGCTATAAGCATTGTTTCCACAACCCCATAATGAGCCATCATTTTTGAGTACCCAAGTGTCTAAAGCTATGCTTATGAAGTCTTTTACATCTAAAGTATTTGGCACTATCATAGGCGTGGTTGTTGCACTAGTTAAGCCTAAGCCGTGGTTATACGCATTACCACAAGCATATAGATAGGTATTTACACTATCTTTTCTTAGTATCAATGTATTTGTATTTGAACTATGACCATCTGTAGAGTATCCCCAATACCCTTGAATATCTATAGTCTCAAGGTTTTTTCCGCCCCAATTATCAGTTACATTAGTAAATGTTGTTACATTTGTAGTAGTTCCAGTGCCAAGACATCCATAGCCATTATATCCAGCTACCCATATACTATTATCCTCTTTTATAGCTATTGCATTGCCATAGATATCTCCGTTGTTATAAATCTTAACTACATTTGTTCCTAGATTTTCTATCTTATACCATTTATTTATATTTGTAGTAGTTCCATTTCCACAAGCTCCATAAGCGTTATACCCTGTGCTATAAATATACCCATCTGTTTTTTTGATAAACATTCTATAACTATCAACGTAACCAGTATTGCAAATGCTATTACTATAAAATATCTCAGTAACTCCAGTGGCACTAAGAGTAGGTTTATATACGTGAGAAGTATGACCAAGTCCTAATATCCCTGCATCGTTATATCCCCAAACGTAAAGCTCACCATTTTCAAGCAAAGCGTAGGCACTTCTTCCAGCACAAAATGCATCTTTTACCTTGCTATTACTAGGAATATAAAGCTTTCTTAGATTGTTAAATCCAAATGCAAATCTTCCATTACTTGCTGGTGTTCCTAGAGCTGAGAAATCCCCTACTTGAGTATTGCTCGTAACATATACCTCTCCATCTTTTACCATAAGAAAATTATTAAATGCACTTTTTGTTAAGTAGGTTACTTTTCTTTTAGATACAGCTTCCAAAGCAGTAAGTTCATTAGCTTCGCTTTCATCTATCGCTGTTAAACCATGCTTAGTAATTACTCTATTTAAAACTATCTCTCTTATATCCTCTTCAAATGAGAATACTTCATTTTTGCTATTTTTATAATATTTCATCTATTTTCCTTTTAACGTAGTTCGTACCAAGCCCTAGCTGAACTATCACATTTATACTTACTAAGTGGTTGAACGATTAAAAAAGCATTACCACCAAATCCCCTAGCAGTCTCGCCTACTATACCAGCTACAGGTTTATCGTCTAGATATACATTAGAAGTAGTGCCATAACCAGAATGTATATAAATAATAACAGTTATTGCTCTATCTGTAGTATTTACGTAATTTTTATTAGCTTCTCTTTGGCTGGTAACGTCTTGCCAAGTTTGACCTACGCCTAGGGGCGTTATGTTCACAACTTTTCCACTGTCGATTAGACTTTGCAAAGTCGTTTCTGTAGTAACTTCTGAATTATCAGTAAGTATGTACTGGTTTTGGTTTGCTAAGCAGTAAAACTGCGTTCCAAGCGTAGTTACACCTATAGGGGTACCCATAGTAGCAAGTAGTGTATTTGCTGGTTTTAAATCAGTGATATTTGATTTTAGGTTTAGAGCTTCAGTGATAGCCTTTTGACTAAGCACTAGGCTCTCATCTGCTCCAAGAGAGTTTACTACATTAGAGTTGTTTAGCTTGGTATTTAAGCCTGATTGCAAAGCGGAGCTAAGCTCTTCTGACTTGGTAGTTAATTCAGACTTGAGAGCAAAGGTTGATATTGATTGCTCTAAGGCTGTTTTGGTTGCTTCTACAGTTTGATTTAATGTGTTGTTTAGCTCTGTTATCTTTTGGCTAGAATAAGTCTTTTTATCACTCAAATTTACATCATCAATCACGCCATTATCGATTATGCTTTGTAACTCTTCGATTAAGGCTTCTACATTCTCGATGTTTTGGCTGAGTTCAAGAGCTTTAGCAAATTTGGTTAAAAAATCAGCATATTTAGTCTCAAAATCAGCTTTAGCATTGTCAAAGAGTGCCTTATTTGACACGATAGTATCTTTATCAGCACTTACTAATCCTTGCAAGATAATTAAGGCTTTTTGCATATCAGCGATAGAGCTTTGTATCTCTTCATTTTTCAAAGATTTGGCTAGGTAATCAGTATAATCTTTGTCAAATGAGCCTTTTTTGGTCTCGAAGTCTTGTTTAAGGCTATCAAGCAAAGTATTTATGGACACTATCTTTGTATCTAGCTGGTCTATTTGCTGCTTGGTTAAATTTGTGTTATTGTTTATAGTTTTGACATTTTCGAACATTGCCAAAATGTCTAAACAAATTTGGGTAAATTCTTGATTAGGCATTATACATTCCTTTTACATTTTCAAGTACTGTTTTTAGATTTTTCCTATTTGGCATTATGCGAGTTGCAAGATCGCGCAAATCTTCTCTAGCCAATGCGATTTCATCGCCATTTTGATATTTCACAAAAAGGTCTATAAACTTCTCATAGCTTAGCCCTCTGTATTTTGCAGTATCACTCATCCATGTATCAAGACTATTCAAAAATATTTCGTCCCACTCATAATACGGGTTAATTGCAAAATTTGGCCTGTAAGGCTTAGCGTACCCTCTGTGATAAAGAGCTTTTTCTAAAGTATCAAGCATAGGATCATTAATAGCCATTTCATAGTTCATTAGAGATTTATTGGCAGCGATTTTGAAGCTCTCTTTTTCGCTGATTGATATTTCAAAAGCACACAAATTTAGCAAAGCATTCAAAAGATTAAAATCATCAAAATCAATCACGCTCTCATCGCTAGTTGGTATCTCAAATTTACGCACGAAATAATATTCATCGATAAAATAAAGAGGCGTGAAGCCTCTTTTGTCTATCTCAATATGGCTAAAAATAAGATGAGTGTTTAAAATATAGCTTGCTTTATCATTGATAATTGCTTGCAATACATCACTAGTAGGCATATTGCCATCACGTTTTACCAAGTAATCCAAGCGGTTTTTAAACTCATCATACCTCATAATCATTCTCCTAAATTATGGATCCAGGCAAACGCGAACGGAGTACATACACGAAGCGTAAATTCATTAAGTATCTCATATAGCACTGCATCATCACTGGTGTTTAGCTGTCTTTCTCTCATCGCTCTCCAGTTCACTTTGTATATGTCATCTGGATTATATGCGATGATTTCAGTATCTGCAAGGTATGGGCTTAGAAGCACATTGATATTTGATCCGTATGGCGTATTGCCTATGACTGTCACATCATTATCTATCCTTGAAGTCCCAAGACCATTCATATTTGCTTTGCTAAACAAGATGTCATCCAAAGCGTCTTTTTGAGTAGCGTTCATCATGATGATTTTGTATTGACTGCCACCTTTCATATATCCAAGCTTAAGAACCTCACGCACTAATTTCCAGCTTAAAGTAGCGCCTTGAGCGTCGATTTTGTTTTCAGCTGTTGCGAATGATTTTAGACCGCCACACTTTCCAGCTACTTGCGCTCCAGCAGTATTTACTCTTTTTACTGGGGCAGTGCTTCCAAGAAGTATTTTTTCAATCGACTTTGTCAAATTTACAGTAGCCATTTGCCTTTGGCTGGCTAGCACTGTTTGATTATTTAGCCTAGTCGCCTCTTCTTCTGTCCCACTCACGCCAAACGTTTCTTTCACGATTTGGTAGTGATTTGTTAGCTCTTCGCCTGTGTAGGTCTTAAGTGCTGCCATTGCCCCACCCTCGACGTGAGCGTTTGTATCACTACCCTCTGGCATACTGTCGTAAAACCAACGATGTCCGCCCTCTACTTTACCACTCCTTGATATAGGTGCGCCTTGTGAAATCGAACTGAGAAAAGGTGTATCTTTTCTACCTACACTTAAAATCGCACTTTCATAATCTGCGATCTTACCAAATGCTTCAGCTGAGCTGATTAGACCATCTTTCAAAAACGGCATTTTTTATCTCCTTATTGTTAATTTTTACCTAAATTCCCAAGTTGAGTATAGAAATCTCTCATATCTGTTATACTCGCCTCACCGCTGTTTATTTTTTTCCCTATTTCTTTGAAATCAAAGTTCGCACCATCGCTACGCGAATTATCCATCTTGTTGTCAGAATTCCCGTCATTTCTAGCAAAGTGTTTAAGCCACAAAGCCTCCATTCCTACACGGTTGTAGTATGCTGCGCCAGCTCCTTGCTGTTTTGCTTCAAGCTCAAGGATTTTGTCGAAGACTTTGTTTTCATCAAAGTCTGGAATACTTGATTTGATATCACTGACTACTGCGTCTCTTGCTTCTTTATCTCTTGCACGTGCTAGATACTCAGCGTCTTCTTTGCTCATTTTTACGGTGGTATCATCTTCTTTAGTTTCCACAGTTTTTTGCTCTGTTTGCTCTTTAGTAGTGGTTTGTGGCTCATCTGCTGTGCTAGTAGCCTCCAGATCAACGTCATACATATCATCAGTTGGCATCATTCACCCCTTGCAAAAGACCTTCATCACTCTGTTTTTTTGGATTTTTTAAAGTGTTTAGCTCATCTTTTAGCTCTTCAATTTGGCTTTGCAAATCAGCTGCCACTGGGTCACTTGCCTTGCTTAGCTTGATAGCTTCATCTTCATTTGCTGGCATATTTGCCCACTCAAGAGATGAAATTACTTGATATTTTTTGTATTTTGTGTCATACAAAACGACATCGCCAACATTGCCACCAGATATTTTTTCATCGGTGTATGAGATTTTGCTTTTTTTGTCTTTTGTCTCTTTTGAGAAAATAGACAGGTTATTTGTGTCTTTGCGAGTTATTTCGCCAAGACGGATAAAGTCAGTTTTTATACGCATTTTTACTCCTTAAATTTGTATTATTTTATGTATTATTTTTCGTATTTTTTTATAATTTTTTTTGAGAACACATTTTTTTGCAAAATTTAGCCAAACATAACGTCGGCTAGATTTTGGATATTGCTCGGTGCTTGACTAGCTATTTGCTGATACATTGCATTTTCATCAGATGTAGGCTCACTCATCGCTTCGCCACTCTCTCCAGTGTTTTCTTTGGCAGCTTGCTCGGATTGCATCATTACGGCATACGCCTCATCTATCTTGTCTATTGGAGCATTGTCGCCAAGCATTAGCGTCATTATCTCTTTTAGGATTGGGATTATGATATTTGGATTGTTTAAGTTGTTTTGAGCCAAAACTCCAAGTAGTGTGTTTAGCTTATTTACAAGCATTTCATTTGCTATTACAGTCCCGAAATTTACGCTGATATCAAAGTCAAGATTAGCCATTTTTCTATCATTTAGTGTGCCTATCTTTTCAATAATTGCTGGATTTTCAGTCAAATTTACAATCTCTTCATCGCTCATATTTTTATAGATTAGCTCTACAAAGTTTCTAGCAAAAGTATTTAGCATGGTATTGCCTAAAGTTTGCATCATACTTTCTACTCTGATACCACTAGCACTATTTACTGCTTGCAATGCTCCCATGCTTCTTCTATCGCTGGCGTTTGTTTGTCCTGTCATAATGCTATTTACACCGCTCGCGACCTCGTATTCACTCTTTAGCATTGCGATTTCTTCGCTGATAGGATATGAGCTAGGCACAGTTAAAGGCATTATGAGATCATTCACGTTTTTACCAGCATTTGGCGATACTCTGACGTATTTGCGGCGTGATATGAGATCACTCATAGACACACTTCCAGCCTCATCACTGATAGCAAACTGTGGGTCTATCGCCATTTCTGTTATGTCTATTTTTTGATTTCTTTTGATGTTGTATTCTTCTTGTAGCTCTCGCACTTGCTCTGGCAAACAGCTACCATATACGCCGATATAGCTATCTCTTTTTGATTTTTCTATAGGTGGCATATCCTCAAAGCAGTATCCAAAACAAAACGGCTGAGTGTCAAATTTCGCAGTTCTGACTAGCTTGTCATCTGCAAAAGTGCTTAGTTGCCAGTAGTCTTTTTTGTCTTTATATACTTTTTCGTAAATTTCTTTGATTTCTATTCTTGTATCTGAGTTGATTATTTGAGTTTTATCATCGCTTTTATAAAAGCCACTATCAAATTTCTTTTGTATCTCACGTCGTGATTGTTTCCATTTATAGCAGATATACTCTACATCATTTATGTCTCTTGCATCTGGGTCAAAGGCGATATCATTGATGGGGATAAACTTCGTTTGTATATCATTATCCCAGTACAACGCCACCACGCCAAGAGGCAAGTATAATGAGCTTAGTACGGCACGGCTAAGACCTACATAGTGCTTGCTGGCTTTCCATTTGTTTTTTACCGCAGTGCTTAGAGTATTTTTTAGCACCATATCATGGTCGCTATTTAGACCTACTCTTGATATTTCTATCGGGCAGCCATTGCTAAGAAAGCTGGTCTTAAAAATAGCGTGAATGATATTTACTGTGGTTTTTACTAGTGGGACATATAGTCTTGAGCGTTTTAGCTCTGAGCTTTTGATTTTGTGAGTTCTGCTGCGGAAGTCGTCTTTGAATTTAGCGTCATACATACGCTCGCAGTCTTTAAACCTATCTTCTTGTTTAGATAGCTTAGTAAAAGCGTTATCTATTTTAGATAGTTTATTATCCATGTTAAGCCTTTTTTTAGGCTTATTATCTCCTTTACATTTCGTATTTTTTTATAATTTAAAAATACTACAATGTTATAAAAAGAAAAAAAAGAGAGCTTTAAAATCTAATTAGATATAATAATTTAAATATTTGACAAGTGGTAGATAATGATTTTAAGCAATGAAGACAAATTCGACAAGTGGAATGATATTAAGAAAAAAACGGATAAACAAAATATAAAGAATGTAAGCATAGGACATATATATTGGGTAGGAATAGGACAAAATATAGGCGGAGAAGTTTATGGCAAAGGGGATAAATTTACAAGACCTGTACTAGTAATAAGCAAAATCCAAATCAAAAACTATTTAAATTTGTTTGTTGGAGTTCCTATAAGTTCAAAACTCAAAAAGAAAACAGGCTTTATGTACCATAAATTTGAAGATAGTAAAGGAATACAACAAGTAGCACTACTAGCTCAAATAAGGGTTTTTGATACTAAAAGAGTTATTTCGTATAATTCGAAAATAAGCGATGCAAAGCTAAAAGATATAAAAGATAAGATAAGCAATGATATAATATCCCAGCACTAAGGCTGGGTAACGTTTTTAGACGTCAACTCCCCTTTTGGAAGAAGTCTAAGATACAAAATCTTACAATTCTTCCAAAAAAGGCAAATGATAAACATATTTAGCAATTATAACAAATTACGCTTAATATGTCTTGAAACTAGAATGTTTTGTACTATATAGTGAACTATGAGGACTTTAAAGCGTCCTCGGTGAATTGTGATATCCTTTTTCATTCGTTAGACACTATATTATCAAAAGTTTTTAAATTTTGTGCTTAAATTTTTCTATCTCTCTAAACCCTCTTTTATCATTTTGAGATCATTCATAGTTATAAAAGAAAATTTTGGGGATTTTGTTATTTTTGGTATTTAGGTAGATATTTTCTACCTAAATTTGGCATATTACCAAGGATTATGACTGCCACGCTCGCCAGTATATGGGTTTGTGTTCCCTTTAGTCGAATAGTTGTTAAGCTTGCTGCTATCTCTATCACTTCTATGATAGCCATCGACATAAGTACCATTACTTCTATAATGACCTTGTACATACTCAGCATTTGCGACACTTAAGCCACAAACAGCAACTAAAAAAGCTAAAAATACTTTTTTCATATAAACCTCCGTGAACTACCCAACCCCTAAAGAGGGTTGGGCTTCCTGCTTCACTGTACCGTGATCTATTCTCAGGAGAGAATAGACGCATTGGTACTCCACAGGCTTATATTCCGATAGTTCCTACCGTATTTTCTACTATGGTATTTCTTTGGTCTATCTGACCCAAGCCATAGTTCTTGATGTTGATCGATGCATTGATATCCCTGTCATGTTTCGCATGACACTCAGGGCATTCCCATTTTCTGATATGAAGTTCTTTCTTGCCTGAACTTGCACCGCAGTTGGAACATATCTGAGAGGACGGAAACCATTGATCTATCTTGAGAACGGTTTTCCCTTTCCAAGTTGCTTTATACTCTAGTTGTCGCATAAACTCACTCCAAGCTACATCACTAATTGATTTAGATAGTCTTTTATTTTTAACCATACCTTTTACATTTAATGATTCAAGACAAATAATATCGTACTGATTGGTTATCTCATTGGATATTTTGTGAAGTGTGTCTTTTCTTTGATTGCTTACCTTCGTATGCAGTTTTTGGACTCTTAGTTTGGCTTTTTGCCTGTTATTACTTCCTTTCTGTTTTTTGGAGTGTCGTCTTTGCAGTTTTTTGAGTTTCTGTTGTGATTTTACAAAGTATTTGTTGTTTGGATACTTTACTCCGTCACTGGTAATAATGAGATCAGTTAATCCCATATCCAAACCTACAGCATTCTTCGCTCTGATAGGCTTGGGTATAGCATTGTTGTCATCAATGAGAATAGACACAAAGTATTGATTGTTCTGTCTTGAAACGGTAGCTTGTTTGAGTACGGCATCTTGTGGTATTTCTCTATGTAGTTTTGCTTTAATGCCGTCTTTGGTGAACTTTGGAAGATAAACCCTATTATTGACTACCTTGATGTTCTGTGGAGCAGTGAAGGTTTGCGAAGTGTGTTTCTTTGACTTGAACTTTGGATATCCACCCTGTTTTTTGAAAAACCTGCTGTATGCAGAGTCCAAATCCCTCAAAGCCATCTGCAACGACTGGCTTCCGCATTCGTTAAGCCATTCGTACTCTTTTTGCTTTTTGAGCTTTGTGAGTTCTGCCTGTGTGACCATGTACCCGACTTTCTGATTGCCCTTGGCATAGGCTTTTTGTCGGTACTCCAAAAAGTAGTTATAGAGAAAACGTGTAGAGCCGAAGTGCTTTTCGATCAGCGTGACCTGCTCTTTGGTTGGGTAGATGCGGTATTTGTAGGCTTTGAGCATTATCTCTTTCTTCTTAGCGGTCTGCTTTGCTCTTGTTTCTTTGCGTTCTCTTTTTGAGGCTCGCTTTTTTCGTAGCCTTCATAGTAATAAGACTGCTCAATTCCTTTGAAGATGATCTCCCTATTGTTAATCTCATCTGTTAGGTTGTTGCCCAGTAAAGTTCTAAGTTCCAAATCATTAATCGGGCTTCTCTCCATAGCTTGAAGATAGGCTTCTTTGTTCACAAACTGCCAATTTACAACCCTTTGCAGTCTTTCTTTCAAGATCAGATCAAGCCATATCCTCATACTTCTGCCATTACCTTCCATAAAAGGATGAGCAATATTCATTTCGACATATTTCTCAATGATCTCTTCAAAACTATCTTCGTTCATTGACTCTATTTTTGGCAAAATATCTTTAAGGTACAAACTGTTTGCAAATCTGAAATTCCCCTTGGAGATATTCAGTTCTCTTATTTGCCCTGCAAAATCATAGAGTCCATCAAAAAGATAAAGATGTATCTGCTGTAGCCCTTTTATTGTGCCTACTTCAATGTTTTCTATGTCCCCACTATCAAACAGGCGATAGGCATTTTCAAGACTCTGTTCATCTATCTTTTTCATTGCCAATCCTTAATTTTTCACTTATTTATTCACTTATTTATAATATTATAGTATTTATCTATAAGTATGTCAAGGAACAAAAAGCATGAAGAAAAACAATCAAAAACTATACGGCTACCAAACAACAAACAGGGCGAAACACAATTTGAAAATTCATCTGATATTTGTGTGCAAATACAGAAAAAAGCTACTCTATGGGGAGCTTGACAGTTTACTCAAAGTGGTTATTCGTGATATAGAGCAAAAATCTGACTTTGAGATCATAGAGATAGAGACCGACAAAGATCATATCCACCTGATGATACAATATATCCCAAGAGTATCTATTTCATCAATAGTCAATAGACTCAAATCTATCACGACTTATCATCTTTGGAAAAAATATAAACCTTTTCTGAAACAGCATTTTTGGAAAGAAAATACATTTTGGACGGATGGCTATTTTGTATGCTCAGTAGGCGAAGCAAGTCCTGAAACCATAAGACGATATATACAAAATCAAGGCTAACGCCTTGTACGCATTCATCCCAACGGCTAAAGACCATTGGGATTTCTGCTATGAGTGATTAAAACAGCAATCAACAATGATACACATATTACTAAAAAACATATTAAACACTTTAAGCCATATTCACTGAGACCACCAAACTTTATAAACTCAAAAATAACATATACAATGCCATTAAACCCAACAAAAATAGATGATAAAGAGGACACAATTGTACCTATTATAAAACTATCATAGATATAACTTATCCCTAACAATATATTCCAAAACTGATATATCCACGCAATACCAGCTACCAAATAAAACAATTTTGACATTTTGCACCTTTTTTTAGTATAGTATTTTATTTGCATCTTTATTCAAAGATATCCATTAATTTTTCTAACTCATTTAACATAATTATATAAATATATTTATTAATTGTTGATATATTATTATATTATTTTTTATTTTTAAGCTATATCCTATATCTTGCTTATTCTTTGAAACTCTTTTAGCCTTTCAATAACCTGCGTTATGAAGTCTTTTGAAGCGTACTTTAATAAGCTTATTAACTCTTTTATTTCCTCACTATCATTATTAAAATCATTACTTTTTAGATTAATATTTATATCTCTATCCAAATTTGCAGTATTAGAATTATTCTCACTCTTGTATTCTCTAGCAAAAGCCTTAAAACTCCCAAGCCCTTCACCATTTAAAATCCACTCTATAGGCAAATTCTCTTTTGTGCTTATATCTATAATTCTGCTTTTTGGCATTCTATTTCTAAATTTCCAACTATCCAAAGTTTTATACGGCAACCCTAAAACTTCAGCCAATTCTTTGTCTGTTTTTACTCCAAAATGATATTTTAGTCTACCAAAAATTTCATCAATAGTCTTCATTTTTTTATCCCACCAATCATTTTTAAAGTAATTTGAAGTATTTTAAAGGTAAAATACATTTAAAATTTAACTATATCTATATTTATTATACCATAATATCGGCGTTTGACGTGATTTATGATGTTTATAAGAGCCACTTATTTTTTGCCCTTTTTGTTTCGCTAAGTGGCTCCTATAAATATCATCTATGATATGTTATTTAACTTGTAATTGTTGAAATGATTGTTATGTGCTTGGCTATAATATTAAGTGCGTAATAAAATTAAATTTAAGCCTAAATATGTTATAAATATTTTAAATCATTAAAGGGAAAAAATGCAAGATGATAATCTAATCAAGCAAACATGCAAAGAGCTAAATTTGACCTATAAACAGCTTGGGGAATTGATAGGAATGAGTGAAGGTGGATTAAAAACAGCTATCACAAAAGGAAATATTAGCGAACAAACTAAACAAGCAATAAGCCTTTTAAAAGAAAATATGCAATTAAAACAAGAATTGAATAAAACAAATGATTTGAAAAATCTTTTAAACAACTTCTTAAAGTCATAATAAGTTATTTTAAAATACTTATTTTATAATTTAAATCGTAAAAAACTATTATTTATATTGACAAAGGTAGTTTTTTACGATATAATTCCTAAATTAAAGTTATTAAAAATCACTTTTTAGGAGTTATCAAAATGCTACAAACACAAAACAATCATTTCACAATTACAAGTCCAAATTTAGTTTCGCTTTTATTCTTCGTTCTCCAAATGAAGAAAAAAGGCTTTGATATTCGCATCGGCGCAAACACTATCACGGGACGCAAAAAATGAGACCAATAGGCAGCACAAAAGACCGCCAACCAATCCTTAGCTACGAGTTCCAAACTCTCCTAGCACTTCTAAGCTATGACAGAAGTGTCAGCAAAAAGGCAAAAAACAAGCTATTTCGTGCGTTTTATTTGCTTTATGCAACAGGATGCAGAGTTTCAGAAATAGCAAAATTTCACAGCGATGACATCGCCACGATTAAGGAATTTGGCAAAATCAGTCTAAACAACGATACCAAAACAAAAAAGCCTAGAGCCTTACTTTTCAATGCCAAAACATTAAGGTTCTTAAATGAGCCTTGCTTCATATATCAAGGCTATCTATTTTCTAGCCCAGCTAAGAACAAGCCGATGAGTGTAAGTGGATTAACAACGCTGATTAACACTGCACTTGAGAAATATCTAGGCGAGTGCTACACAACGCATAGCTTTAGGGCTGGTTATATAAACCGAATATGCGATGTGTCAAACGTAGAAGTGGCAAGGAGCCTTGTAGGTCATAGAAGTATTAAGACTACTATCAGATATCTTTGTGCCACAACCCAGCAAAAAACAGAAGCTTTGGAAAAGGCTTTTTAGATGACAGCAGTAAGCCTTGAAGAGTGTGCCGCATATCATGACATACCTAAAATCAATCTACAAAAACTCAGATACGCAGACAAGATACACGGTAGAAATGATAGATTTATGGAGGATAAAGTGATTTTAGATTTTAACAATCCACTCTACAACGACACGACAAAAATATACTTCAAGGCTCTAGGCGTAGCTGGTGGCAATGAGCGTGAGCTAGCCAGATATGTGGCGAAGCAAACGGGCAAAAATGAGTGGAGTATCTATATGCTTTTTAGGAACTTCAAGTTCAAGAACCAAGAATTTTCTAAAAGGCTAATCGAGATACTAGAAAACTATATAACAGAAAATTGCATTTTTGCAAACTATATTTTGGATAAATAATTATGAATAACGTATTTGATGAGCTAAAAAAGCTGCATATCGGAGTGGACGAGCTAAGAAGCCTAATGGAAGCAAACGGCGTTAAATTTACTAACTCTAAGCAATGCCACTGCCATTTTCACGGAGACGACAAAACTCCAAGCTGCAATTTAAAATCAGGCAAAGACGGAGCATTTTTCAACTGCTTTGCTTGTGGCACTGGTGGCGACGCGGCTAAATTTATTGAGCTAAGCACTGGACTAAGTCCAGTTGATGCAGCAAAGAGTGTATTAAACTTCTTTGGGGCTAGTTACGAGCTAAACGGCGAAGTAGACAGCGAAGAGCTAGCCAAACAAGCTAAGCTCAGAGCAGAGCTAGAAGCCAAAAGAACAGACCAAGAAAACAAAAAATATCATGCGATGACCCAGCGTATCAACGCAATATCTCCAGCACTTAGCCAAGCAGCCAAAAATTTAAACGCCAATGACGAAGTCTTTGATATATTTGCGTTTAAATCCGAAGCATTCAGAGCCGCAGCTAGTGAATATATAGGATATAGCGGTGAACAACAAAGCATAGCTATATTAATCAAAGATGAAAAAGGCAAAACAAGAAATATCAAATACCGCAACAAATTTACCTGGAACGGCTCAACATACAGCAATGAAAGAATGCCGGGCAAATGGATCGGCGAAGCTGGAGCAAAGGCATATCCGTTCCCTATCAAGCCGTTTATAGCTAGCAATGAAAACAGAATAATCATCTGCGAGGGCGAAAAAGACGCCATAAATTTAATCAGCTTTGGGGCAAATGCTATAACTCTAGGCGGCGTGACAAATAGCTGGGAAGCACACAAAGAGCTACTTAAAAGCAAAACAGTATATATTTGGTTCGACAACGACAAAGCTGGATATGAAAATGCGATTAAAAGATACCGTGAGCTTGAAAGCGTAGCAGCTAATATTTATATCACGCTATTTTTCAAAATCAACAGAGCATTGCCAACCAAATATGACATCAGCGACTACATCGAAGATAATATGCCAAGATTTGGCACTGAGAGTGTATATGATATCATCACTTTTGCCAGTTTCAAGCTGACAAATGAAATCATCGAAGAGATAGAGGAGCTACTTGATAGCGACTTGTCGAATTTCAAAAGACTAGAAAATTTCAAAAGCTGGAATGACATCAAAAAAGAATTACTCATCCAAGACAATGATGGTAACTATATCAATATATTGCCAGTCAAAGGCGAGCTAGACGATGCGTATATTAACCAAGTTATTGGCACTTTTAAAGGTTTGGTAAAAGATAATAAAAGCTTTTATGCCGAAATTAAAGAGAGATTTCTAAAACAATTTTTGATAGTGACAAATCAAGATGAAGAGCTAGTTGATAAACTAGTACTCAAGATAGATGAGCTAGCAAATATAAATAAAACTCTACTGACAAACTATCACCAAACGCACATTAGCGATATGGTAGTGTCTTTCATCGCTAGTATTCGCAAAATGGGCTATGACGTAGCAGAGTTCAAGCGTGAATTATACATTTGGACTGGCACGTATTTCGAGCAAATCGACACAAGGTCGCTAATCAAATTTATCTACAACACATGGATGCCAATAGCCAAAGTAGATAAGAAAAAGATACTAGCAAGAAATGCCGAAGAGCTAGCAGAAAACATCATTATGAGCGGACTACACATAGAAGAAAAACGCAAAGAGCCAGCACTTCAAAACAAACGCGTGATAAATGTCAAAAACGGCGCAGTCATCATCTCAAAAAGTGGAAAAGTCGTGTTTTCGGGACAACATAATAAAAACCTTTGTGCTACAAATATACTAGATTTTGACTACAACAAAGAAGCCAAATGCCCTAAATGGCAGCATTTCTTAAACCAAGTTATGAGCGACGCTGGCGACCAAGACACCTTAATGGAGTTTATGGGCTATTGTTTTTTACCATCTCACGATTATGAGAGTTTTTTATTCCTCTACGGTAAAAGTGGAAGCAACGGAAAGAGCGTTATCCTTGATGTTCTACGCTCATTTTTTGGTGCGTCAAATGTATCAAATTTGCAACTCCAACAGCTCGAAGGTCACGAGATGCACGGATTAGCCAACAAAATACTCAATATCGGATCAGAAATCGACAAGCTAGGCGTGGATAAAGGGCAAATGAGTAATCTAAAAGCGCTTGTAAGCCCAAGAGATGTGATACAAATCAATCCAAAAAACCAAGACCCATACAGCCTACTTCCAGAAGAAAAGCCGAAATTCGCCTTTGCTGGAAATGACAAACCAAAAAGCTCAATGGACGCTGCAGTTTTTAGAAGAATGTTAATTTTAAGTTTTGATAAAGAAGTCAAAGACAATCAAAAAATCAGAGGCTTGAGTGAGCGTTTCAACGACGAACTAGACGGCATTTTTCAACTAGCCCTAAACGGACTTGAAAGACTTATCAAAAATGGCAAATTTACTAAAAGTAAAAAGATGGAGCAAGAGCTTAGCGATTATAAAGATGAAGTGAACCCAATCCGTAGATATATCCGTGACGCAATCATAGTCGAGCGTGGATATGGTGTAGCGAACAAATATCTATATCTGCTTTATAAAGCATTCTGCGAAGAAAACGGCAACAAACCGATGAGCCAAAATAGTTTCACAATGAAACTCAAAGAAGAACTCACTATGCAAGGAGCTAAATTTGAAGTAGTCCAAAGAAAGCTAACATCTTCACGTGTCGGACTTGGACTAAATGAAAGATATCTTTTAGGCGTTAAGATAAATTTTGATTTTGCAATCACTTCTTTAAGCTTTGGCAATCAAGAAGTCGAAATTTACGCGATGAATGAAATGATAGGGGGCTTGAATTGAAAGATTTAATCATTGGTAGCAAACAAGTAGCAAAGGGTAGCAACTTAAGCTTAAACTTAGCTACCTATCAAACACACTCTACAAGGGCGTTTAATGCACGTGGTAGCAAGGTAGCACAGGTAGCACGTATATATCCAAATATTTTTATAAAAAATAAATTTATAAATTTTTTTCTAGAGATATATATAAAAAGTTTGCTACTTTTTAAAAACTTAAAGCATTTAACCACCATAAATGCTTTATTTGATAAGGTAGCAAACCATTTAAACTTATGCTACCAAATTAATTTAAAATATCGATTTTATGGGGTTTTGCGTGGTAGCAAACTAAAAAGCAACTTTGCTACCTTTGCTACCAAAAAGGAAAAACAATGGAAATAATGAACGAAATGCAAAAAATAGCTTTTGATAGCTGGATAGAATCAGCCAGCTTTGAAAACGACTTTAAGCCAATTAGTGAGAAGAAGCTTTGTGAGCTAATGAACCAAAAAGGCTATGAAGTGGGCGCTACTAGCATTCATCGCTGGAGGGTTAAATTTAACTGGGATGAGATGCTAAAAACTGTCATCGCTACATCGCTCAGCGAGGATACAGAGGTAAAATCCCTAATCTCAAAATCAGCACTCCAAACTAGCGTGAAAAATACCAAAGTGGATGTAGCTAGAAACGAGCATCTCATGGCTGCATGCTATGAGATAATGGAGCTAGAGGCTATGGATATACTAGCTAAAAAAAGAGAGACAGGCAAGATAAGCCCCGATGAGTTTGATAGAGCGAACAAAATATCAAGGCTGGTAGTAGACCGCCAAGACAAGATGCTAGATAGGCTAGCAAATATGCCAAAAGAGATTATCAGCTCAGCTGAAGTGCTAGACAACCTTAGCAAGGTAGCCTTAGAGATAGAAGACGCACAGATAATTACGCAGGAGTTAGGAGATGAAATTGTTATTTGAAAAAGTCATTTACGGGATTATGGTTGTAGTCTTTATGGCTACTTTACACGCATTGGCAAATTTATAAACAAACCAATAAAACAGAAAGGGAAAATATGGAAGCAGTAAATCAAGATGATAGATTTAAAGAAATCGTTTTTAGCTACAGTAAAGAGATAGAAAAAACCATTTGTAAAGTATATACTCAGCTCAAACTTGAAGATATTTATCCAGAAGAAACCAAGCTAAAGGCTGCGCTAAATTTTATTATCGAATATGGTTTAAATAAGGAAATCAAAAAATGGAAGTAAGTAAAGAAAAGCAAACGATAGTCACGCTAATAAGCTCAAGTCACAAAAGACTAAATGACGTCATAGATACGCTTGATGAGTACGGCGATGATGAAGATGAGATAATGGAAGTCTTACCGAGCGTAAAAACAGATGTAAAAGAAGTCGCAAGAGTGCTAAATAGCCTACTTGCTGGTGGATATAAAATAGATTAAGGATAGTAAAAATGAATAGTACAGATTTTTTAAAAGATATATCGTTAAGTGCTTTAATGGAGGGTAAAAAGGTTTGCATGGTCGATCCAAGCAGGCGAGTTTAAAAAAACAAAAAAGGTGAATAATGGGCGAATTTTTAAGAGATGAGAGACAAAAAGAGCTACTAAAAGAGATTAAAAAATCTTGCTTTGATACGCAAATAGGTGGGGAGCATTACAAAAAAATGGCTATCCAGCCGTTGGAATTTATCACGGCAAATCATCTTGACTTTTGTCAAGGCAATATCATCAAGTATGTATGCCGTTACAAGGACAAAAACGGCTTAGAAGACTTGCAAAAAGCAAAGCATTATTTAGAAGTTTTGATTGAAAATTTTAAGGGATAATATGATAAGCGCAGGAGAACATAAAGAGCTTGGGTTTTTAATGTGTATTTTTGGGATTATAAATACAGAAAAAGAGAGTAACGGAAATCAAGATATAAAGGTGTTAAAAAACTATCAAGACGCCATATCAAGGCTGATAAATGGCTATACAAAAGAAGAGCAGCAAAAAGCAAAAGCTAAAGCTAAAAAGTTTTTGAACGCTATTGTAAATAGAGCTGACAAAAAAGAAGATTTCATCATCGAGCTTAGATATTTGGTTTGCTTTTTGTCTATGATAAACTTTGAGCCAAACGAACGCAAAAAGCCATTAAGCGATAATATTAAGGCATTTTGGGGACGTTGGAGAGCAAAGGTACTTAAGTATATGTATGGCGTGTTTGATGATAGTTTAGAAAGACACATAATCCATACCGAAGAATACGGATATAGAATTTTAGGAGATTTCAAATGAGCGATTTTATAAAAGCAAAAGAAGCGATAGAGATATTTGGTATCAGTAGAGCCACATTATGGAACTGGGTCAAAAAAGGTATAATCAAGCAGTATAACATCACAGATAAAACAGTCTTTTATAAAAGAAGCGAGCTTATTGCCATGTTTGATAATCCTCTAAAAAGTCGCTCCACCACTGCATAAGCTTTCTCATCTCAGATATGTTTTCTGCTCTATTATATATGGAGCGGACAACATTTTTATCGCAGTGGGCTAAGCACTTTTCTATTATCATGCTTGCTTGTTTATGCTCGCTCATGTGTTCGTGTGCAAGAGTGCTAAACATAGCTCTAAAGCCGTGAGATACTATCTCGTCTTTGCCATATCCAAGTCTTCTCAGAGCAGTGTTTAAGGTGTTTTCACTCATACATCTATCTTTATAAAGAGAGTTTGCAAACAAAAACTCACTACGACCTTGCATTATTTTTTTATACTCTTTTATGTACGCCACTACTTGCTTTGACATCGGCAAAACAAAGTCTTTTTTCATCTTCATATCTTTAGCTTTTATGCTGATGAGCTTGTTTGTGAGATCTATTTGTTCCCATTTTAAAGCACGTACATTAAAAGGACGCAAAGCCGTATTTATAGCTATTACAAGAGCTATTTTTGTTTCATAAGCACCGCTATAAGATTTAATTGATTTGTATAAATTTATGATTTCTTTTTTATCTGTAATAGTAGTAAAGTTTTTTGGAGTTGGTGATTTAAACGTATATTTGTAGTTTATATCGGCTATTATATTGTGCGTAATGTGGTTGGCTGATTTGTAAATTTGATTAAGCAGCATAAAAATACGCTTTGTTGTTTCTAGTTTGCCAGCAGCTTCTATCTTTTTAAGCGTTTCTATTACGTGTGTTGGGGTGATAGATTTGATATCCATATCGCCGATATAAGGGAACACATAAATCTCAAGTCGCCTTTTTTCTTTGGTTACATTTTTAGCCAAATTTACGCTAGATTTTATATCTAAAAAATTAAGTGCAATATCTCTAAATATATCTTTAACCCTATTTTTAGTATCTAGTGGGTCTATATGATTTTTTATATCTTTTCTTAGATCGATTGCCTTATCTCTAGCATCAGATAAAGAGATGAGCGGATACTCGCCAAGACTTATACGCCTCATTTTCTCAGTTGTTGGGCTTTTGTATTCTAGCTCAAAAAACTTTTTACCAGTAGGAAGTATTTTTATAGATAGATTTTTGCCATCGCTTTTACGGTATGGCTTATCACTAGGCTTGAATGATTTGATTTCTTTATCTGTTAGCGGCTTTGATATTTTAGGCAT